CGTTGCGGGATTTGAGACGACATCTGATTGCCGGGATGTTTCGCGGCGGACGCAGGTTCCGGAGTCGGGGATCGTGCCGATACTGTATCGATGCGTACGAGCGGAAACGAAATAACGCATTGGTTGCATCCTTGTCGCTAGACTTGGCTTTGCCGTAGCTGGCTTTGCCGGACCGGGCATTGCTAGACGTAGGTTTGCTGGACGCGGTTTTGCTGGACATGGTTTTGCCGGACGGGGGTCTGACGGTCGGGAGCCCTTTCCCGCCAAGTGCCCTTGTCTGGAGTCTGGGTCTGGAGTCTGGCGGGCGGAGATGATTATTTGGCTAACGGAATGGCGCGTCGTGGGGTGTGTCTGGTCATCGCGGCGCCGTCCGGCGCCGGGAAGAGCACGATCCTGGCGTCCCTGCTTGCCGCGGAGCCGGAGCTGGACGCATCGGTGAGCGTGACGACGCGGCCGCCCCGGCCGAACGAACGGGACGGCGTGGATTATCATTTTATCTCCGAAACAGACTTTGCCGTCATGGCGCGGGAGGGGGCGCTGCTCGAACATGCCCAGGTATTCGGACGTGGCTACGGCACACCGCGGCAACCGGTGGAGGCCGCGCTCGCGGCCGGGCGGGACGTCGGGCTCGATATCGACTGGCAGGGATGGCGGCAACTGAAGGCGGCGCTGCCGGACGATGTGGTGGGCGTGTTCATCCTGCCGCCGTCGCTGGCGGCGCTGGAGGCGCGGCTGCGTGGCCGTGGCAGCGATGACGCGGCGGAGGTCGACCGGCGCATGCTGGCGGCCCGGGCGGAGATCTCGCACTGGGCGGAGTTCGACCACCTGCTGGTCAATGACGATCTGCCGGCCTGTGTTGCGGCGGTGCAGGCGATTCTCTCGGCGGCCCGGACCCGGACAGACCGCAGCCTTGGCGCCGCCGGCCTGGCACGGGCGATGAGCGCGACCTTGGCGGCTGCCTGAGGCGGGAGTTGGTTCGTTTGCGGCGTGCGGACCAGGGGGGTGGTGGGCTGAAGCCCACCCTACGGGTGTTACGGGTGGTGGCGGCAGCGGTTAGGCGCGGCGGGCCAGCTTGTGGGCGGTGCGGAGCAGGAAGGCGCGATCTTCCGGGTCGCAGGCCTGATACAGGCGCAGCATCGCCAACTGGTCTCCGGTGAGGGACGCGCCGGGAAGATTGCCCTGCAGGATATATTCGACGGACGAGTCGAGCGCGTCGGCGATCCGGGAGATGTTGCCGCGCACCTGGCCCGCCCGGTCGGTCTCCCACTGGGCGACGGCGCTGCGGCTGACGTCGCAGGCGGCCGCCAGTTCATCCTGCGTGAGGCCGCGGGCGCGCCGGAGTGCGCGGATGCGGGCACCTACGGTGGCTTCGGAGTCGGGCATCATTTGAGTATCGGCTAGTTACTCTAACAATACCAGGTAGAAAGGTTGACGAAATGACGTTAGTGTGACTAACATGACCGTTAGAGCTGGAGGAGGTGCGAGTGCGGGCGCATGTTCGTTGGACGACGGAACTCGACGAGCGGCTGCGGGCTTTGCGGCGGGCCGGCCTGACCTGGGACGCCATCGCCGAGTCGATGGAGTTGGGCCGCAATACGGTGCTGGAGCGCGGCCGCAAGATCGGGGCGCGGCGGGCGGCGCCGGCGCCAGCCGTGGCCGAAGAGGCACGGGACCGCCCGCCCCGGCAGGCTGGGCATCCGGTGACCTGGGCGCTGCTGACCGTGGGCACGGTGCTGGAAGGCGAAGCCTATCCGTATCCTGTTTTCCTTTGAAGGAACAAATCATGAACGAACACGCACGCCTGTCCATCGCGAACCTCGCCGATGCCGCCGCGCCCCGCGATGTCGATGCCGCGTTCATCATCTACCGGCTGGAGGAAGCAGGCGCGACGCTGCTGGCTTTGCCAGGATCGGGATATTCGACCCGGTTGCGGGTGACGGCGCTGGACGTGGTTCAGGAGGCGCAGGAGGCCAAGGGCTGGCAGGCGGGGCGGATACGGCCGCCGGTGCCCTCCGCATCGCGCATCAGCCGGATGGACGAGGCGCTGGGATGGATCGCGCTGATCCCGCGCGACCGTTACATGCTGCGGCGCATCGTCGGCGCGCGCTGCCTGGTGAGCCCGGTGACCGAGCGGCACCTGTTTTCCTGGCGGCGCCTGGGGACGGTGATGGGGGCCGACCACAAGGCGGTGCAACGCTGGCACGCACAGGGGATCGACATGCTGGTGGGGGCGGTCGGGGCGCTGCGGGCGCATGCGGTGGAGTGAGGCTTTATGCCAGGTCTCGCGCTTGATGGGTGCTACGGGGTGGGGGTTAGTGATGGGTGACGCTTCGCTTACCCATCCTACGGTTTGTTACGGTTTGCTGACCGCAGATGTGCAAATGAACAGAAGCTGCGGGTTGGGGGGTGAGTGATGGGTTACGCTTCGCTTACCCATCCTACGGTTTGTTACGGTTTGCTGACCGCGGACGTGCGAACATTTTCGTTTAGTCGTTGGTGCGTTTCAGCGTGACGCGATAGCGGCAGCGCTGGGTGGTGTAGGTGCCGGTGATTTGCTGGCCTTTTACGGCGCCGGTGAAGGTCAGGGTGAAGGGTTTCTTGTCGATGCCGAGCAGCGTGAGGTCGGCGGCGAGATCGTTGCCCGAGCGTTTGCCTTGCAGGACCAGGGTGCCGCTGTCGGCGGAGAAGACGATGCCGGTGCCGCGTTGTGTCAGCTCGCCTTGCGCCTGCGGATCGCAGACACCGGCCTCCGGGGTCACCGGGCCGGCGTAGATCGTGGTTTCGGCCAGTCCGGCGCAGGCCGCCAGAAGGCCGGAAAGAAGCACGGTGCGGCGCATGCGGACCCTTTATAGCAGCAGGCGGCCCGGGCCACGATTGCCTGGCAGCAGCGAGCGGGACAGGTATTGCATTTTTTTCGTTGCCCAGGCTGCCCAACTTTAGGTATGTTTTCTCCTACGCTGCCGGTTTGCATCGTTTGAGCCCGCTCCCAGTGAACTTATAAGAATATGTTCTTCCCGGCGACGAATTCGCCGGGGATGGGTGCAGGGGCAGCGGGCCTGATTGGCCGGAGCCAGCCATCTACTTTTTGGGTTGCTGCCGATCCGACGCCGGAGGGTCGGCAGGCCGTTGACGGCTGTTTCCGCACCTTGGTGAAGGCTGCGCTGGCGACGATGTGGCCGGGCGCGCTGCAGGACGATCAATGTGACGAATGCCGCACGCCAGCCCTCGACGGAATGGCAGCTGCGGACCGGCATCAGGACAAGCCTGGAAGCGTGGTCCCGTTTCGCGCTTGCACCGTCCGGGCAGCAGCCCGCGCTGCATCATCTGAAGATCATCGAGGCGTTGGAACTGGTCAGCGCCGGCGACATCCGGCGGCTGATCATGATGCTGCCGCCCGGCTCCGCCAAGAGCACCTATGCCAGCCGGCTGTTTCCGGCCTGGTGGCTGGCCCGGAATCCGGCCAGTGCGGTGATCACCGCCTGCCACACGGCGCGGCTGGCCGAGCATTTCGGACGCAGCGTGCGTGGGCTGCTGGAAGAACATGCCTTGCCGCTGGGCGTGCGGGTGCGGCCGGACGCACGTGCGGCGGCCCGATTCCTGACGGAGGGCGGCGGGGAGTATTTCGCCGTGGGGGTGCAGGGGGCGGTGACCGGGCGGCGCGCCGACCTGGCGCTGATCGACGACCCGATCCGGTCCTTCGCGGATGCCGAAAATTTCGCGGCGCGCGAGCATTTGTGGGAGTGGTTCCGGTCTGAACTGGTGACCCGGCTGAAGCCGCGCGGCCGGGTGATTCTGGTGATGACGCGCTGGCATTGCGACGACCTGGCCGGGCGGCTGATCGAGCAGGGCGGCTGGTCGACCTTGCGCCTGCCTGCGCTGGCGGAGGAAGGCGACGCGCTGGGGCGGGCGCCCGGCGCTGCGCTGTGGCCGGAATGGGAGGATGTTTCCGCGCTTTGCGAAAGGCGCAGCCTGCTGGGCGAACGCCATTTCAGCGCGCTGTTCCAGCAATCGCCGCTGCACGCCGCAGGACAGATGTTCGACGTGCGCAAGCTGCGGCTGGTGGACGCGGTGCCGGACGGCGGGGCAGTGCGGGCGTGGGATCTGGCCGGCAGCATCGACACGACCGGCGATCCGGATTGGACCGTGGGGTTGCGGCTGGTGCGGGACGCGACCGGGGCGGTGTTTGTGGATGACGTGATCCGTTTCCGCGGCGAATCGGCGGACGTGGCCAGCCGAATCCGGGCGACCGCCGAAGCCGACGGAATCAGGGTGCCGGTGGGGCTGCCCCAGGATCCCGGACAGGCCGGAAAGAGCCAGGTGCTGTTTCTGACACGGTTGCTTGCCGGCTGGCGGGTGATGGCCTCGCCGGAGACCGGATCGAAAACGGTGCGTGCCACCCCCATTGCCTCACAGATCGGCAACGGTGCGGTTTCGGTGCGGCGGGCGGGGTGGAACGCGGCATTCCTGGACGAGCTGGCAAATTTTCCGAACGGCGCAAAGGACGACCAAGTGGATGCGCTGGCGCGCGCCTTTGCCATGCTGCTGGAGCTTCGTGCGCCGGCGCGGTTTGCCAACCTGACGTTCTCATCCCGGTAGCGCGCAGGCTGATCGAGCGGGAGGCACGGTTTGTTCGGTACGATTTCCGATCTGATCCCGGCGGATGACGATTATCCGGACCGCACCCGGCAGCTGATGCTGTATCAGCGCATTCTGGATGGCAGCCTTTATGACGTGCTGCCCTACGAGTTTCACGAAGAGCGCACCGGCAGCGGCGACTATATTCCGCTGCGGCAGCGCCGGCCATCGGTGCGCTACGGGCTGGCGCGGCTGGTGGTGGAGGATAGTATCGCCCTGCTGTTCAGCGAGGGGCATTTTCCCGCGTTCCATTCCGCCGATGCGGCCGTGCGTGATGCGCTGACGGCGCTGATCCGCGAAACCCGGCTGAATTCCGTTATGGTGGAAGCCGGGTTGCGCGGCAGCGTGGGGTCCGTGGCCTTGCGAATGCGCGTGCTGCGCGGCCGGGTTTTCGTCGATGTGATGGATACTGCGTTCCTGACGCCGGTGTGGGACCCGATGGAACCGGACACGCTGCTGTCGGTGACGGAACGCTACAAGGTTTGCGGCACGGCACTGGCGGCGCAGGGTTTTGCCGTGGCCGACCGCAGCGGCACCTACTGGTTCCAGCGTGTCTGGGACAAGGAATTCGAGCACTGGTTCGAGCCCGTTCCCGTCGGCTCCGGCGACAGGGCTGCGCCGGATGCCGCACGGACCATGCGCCATGGTCTGGGTTTTGTGCCGCTGGTCTGGGTACGCAATCTGCCGGGCGGCAACGAGATCGATGGCGCCTGCACCTTTCGCAGCGCGATCGATACCGGGATCGAGATCGACTATCAGCTGAGCCAGGCCGGACGCGGCCTGAAATATAGCAGCGACCCGACGCTGCTGATCCGGGAGCCGGCCGGGCTGGATGGGACGATGGTGCGCGGGGCGGCGAACGCGCTGGTGGTGAGCGAAAAAGGTGACGCCAAGCTGTTGGAAATCGGCGGCACGGCGAGCCAGGCGGTTATCGACTATGTGCGCACCTTGCGCGAGCTTGCGCTGGAGAGCCTGCATGGCAATCGCGCGGATGCCAGCCGGCTGAGCGCGCCGGCCAGCGGACGTTCGCTGGAACTGATGAACCAAGGTTTGTTGTGGCTGGCGGACAATCTTCGGATCAGCTACGGCGAGGGTGCGCTGTTGAAACTGGCGCGCATGATCCTGCGCGCGAGCCGGATCCAGCCGCTGCGGGTGGAAGGCAAGACGCTACCGCCGCTGGATCCCGAGGCGCCCCTGAGCCTGCGATGGCCTGACTGGTATCCGGATGATGCGCTGGACGCGCAAAGGACGGCCGAGACGATGATCGCGCTGGTGAATAGCCGGCAATTGTCACGCGAGACGGCGCTGCGTCTGCTGTGCGCGGAGTACGGGATCGACGATGCGGCAGCGGAAATGCAGCGTATTGCCAGGGAGACGTTGGAATGAGCGAGACCGAGCCTGGACTGCCGGAGGCGGATGCGCTTGCTGAATTGAAGGCACGGGCGGAGGCCCTGGAGCGGCAGTTGCACGAGGCCGAGGCGCAGGCGGCTGTACGGTTGCGCGAAGCCGAGCTCAAGGCCGAGGCGCTGCGCGCCGGCATCGTTGATCTGGATGGGTTGCGGCTGCTGGATCCGGCGTTGCTCGCGGGCGGGGATGTCGGCGCGGCCGAAGCGATCGGCCGGCTGCGGCAGGAGAAGCCCTGGCTGTTCACGGCGGCGGCCAGCGGCGCGGGTGCGCCGCCGCCGCCGGCGCGGCCGCGCCGCAAGCTTGCCACCGAAATGAGCGTGGAGGAATGGCGGGCGGCGCGGGCTGACCTGCTGCGGCGGCGCTGAGCAACGTTACGAGAAAGATTCTTCTTTTTCTGAAGAAAAAGAAGCAAAAAGACTTTTGGTTGTGCTGTCGCGGACTTGGCGACTGGCGTGCGCCATATGAGCAAAAGTTTTTTGGTTCTTTTTTTCAAAAAAGAACAGCTTTTTTCTCACACTCTGCGGGGGCCATGGGCCCCCTTTTTCTTTCCTGGGGGCCTGAATGAGCATCTCGAACTTTCCGGCGGCGTTGCAGCCGATCATCCAGCAGGGTTTTCTGGAGCGCGAATTCCAGCAGGCGCTGCGCTCCAGGCTCGGGTATCGCGCATGTGCCGACCGGGAAGAATTCGCAGTCGGCATCGGTGAGACGCTGACGAAGACGCGGGCGGGCCTGAAGCCGGCGGTGACGATACCGCTGGCGGCGAACACCAACACCAACCTGGATAACGGGCTGACGCCCGGATCCTGGAACGTGGAGCAGTTTACGCTGACGCTGAACCATTACGCGGCGACCATGGATCTGAACATGGTGACCAGCCGCGTGGGCATCGCGAGCCAGTTCCTGCAGAATGCCTATGTGAATGGCGAGCAGGCCGCGCGAAGTCTGGACGACCTGGCGCGCAACGCGCTGTTCAGCGCCTATTTCGGCGGCAACACACGCGTGCGGACGACACTGACCAGCGCCGGGCCAGCGGTTGCGGTGGACGATGTCAGGGGATTCCAGACGGCATTCGTGAATGGCGTGCAGCAGACGGTGAGTGCCGCCAATCCGCTGGCGGTGACGATCGGTGCCGACATTTACACGCTGACCGGCGCCACGGTGGATGCGACGAATGTCTCGACGACGCCGGGTGGGCAGAGCGGCGTACTGACGCTTTCGGGCAACGTGACCGTGAGCGACGGCACCGCGGGAAACAGCGTTCAGTCGGCGACCTGCTCGCTGATCCTGCGGCCGAATGCACGGGGCAATTCGTCCCTGCTGCAGGCCGGCGACACGCTGGCGATGAGCAACATCCTGGATGCCGTGGCCAATCTGCGGGTCAACGCGGTTCCCGACATGGACGGCGCGTATAATTGCTATCTTGATCCGATCAGTGCCCGGCAGCTGTTTGCCGATCCGGATTTCCAGCGACTGTTTATCGGCCTGACGTCGGCCAATGAAATCTTCAAGCCTGGACAGGGGGTGGTGAACGAGTTCCTGGGCCTGCGCTTCGTGCTGACAACAGAATCCTACGTGCAGCCGCATCCCTTACTTGCCGGCGCGGTGATAAGGCGGCCGATCGTGGTTGGACAGGGCGCGCTGGTAGAGGGTGATTTCGCCGGGATGGCGGCGGACGACGTGGCGCCGAAGGATTCGATCGTGTCGATGGTAGATGGCGTGTGCATGGTGACGCGGGAGCCGATCGACCGGCTGCAGCAGATCATCGCGCAGTCCTGGTACTGGATCGGCGGGTTCTGCGCGCCGTCCGACACGACGACCAACAGCATGACGGTTCCGACGGCGACGAATGCGAGTTTCAAGCGCGCGGTGATGATCGAGCATATCGGCTGACGGCGGCGCCGGGGGCGGAGGCAGCAGCGTGCTGACTGATCAGCAGAAGACCGATGTCCGCCGGTTTTGCGGCTATCCTGCCTATGGGGCGACGCCTTCCGGCAATATCGGATGGCGGTTCTACACCTGGTATGGATTGCTGGAATACCGGATGACCAACCTGTCCGATGCGGAGGTAGCCGTTGTCCTGAATTATCTGGCGACGCTGACCTTGCTGGAGCAGGCGGTGCCGGCTGCCGGCGAGAATCTGGACAGCGATGCCGCGGGTGCGTGGACGCATAATCGGGACGAGATCGGCGACCGGCTGAGGTTGTTCGATGGCTGGCGGCGGCGGTTGTGCGGCTTCTTTGGTGTTCCGCCCGGCGACGGGCTGGCCGCGCCCGGGGTGAACTGGATCGTGTGATGGATGCACGCACGTTGCAGGACCGGATGACGAGAGGGCTGGGGGTTGCTGCCCGCAAGCTTGGCGAGCCGTTCACGGTGTTCCGGCCGGCGGGGCCGTTGCAGCCGACGGCGCCGCAAAACCGGGTGATCGTACTGTTCGCTGCGTTCCGCGCCGAAGGCGGCGGCATCGGGCGGGCACCCGATTACGGGCAGCCGTTGTGGTGGGGCACGTTCGATGCGTCCTATACCAGGCCTGGCGATTATCTGGTGTGCGGGCCGCAGGTGTATTTCGTGGCGAGCCAGATCCCCGGGCTGCCGGTGCAATGTGTGCGCACCAACCGGGTGGTGACGATCCTGCGGCCGGCGCCGACGGTGAGCGGCGGCTATAACGGCTTCTATGCTACGCCGGGCGACATCGTGATCGATGGCTGGCCGGCCAGTCTGCTGGAGGCCGGTGGACGGGCGGGGGACGCAAAGCCGAACGAGATGCGTTTCGGTGCGTGGACGCTGCTGCTGCCTGCGTTGCCCGCGCCGCCGCAGGTGGCGGACGTGGTGACCGACGATCTTTGTTCCACTTACGTGGTAACGGCGGCGGAGCAGAGCGAACTGGGATGGCGCCTGCTGCTGCGGCAGATCGGCGCCTGACGCAGCCGCCGACGCGCTGACGTTGACCTTCCCGGCCTATCGGTTCTTTCTTCCTGACAGCGGAGAGCGACGTGCAGCCAGACCGGCTTCATATTGTGACGGCGCGGTTCAACCCGCTGCGCTGGGCGACGCCGGACCGGCATTATCGCGACTGGGTCAGCCACGTTCTGGATTCGGGCGCGCAGCTGACGGTGGTTGAGGTGCAATATGGCAAGCGGGAGTTCGCCTGCGTGCTGCCGCATGTGAATCACGTGGGACTGCGTGCCGACAGCTGGTCCTGGAGCAAGGAATGCGCGCTGAACGAGGGGATCAAGCGCATTCCCGATGCGGAGTATGTCGCCTGGGGCGACGCCGACGTGTGGCATCGCAAGGCGGGCTGGGCGCGGGAGGTGGTGGAGTATCTGCAGCATTACCGGGTGGTGCAGACCTGGACGCGGGCGCTGGATCTGGGCCCGAACGATGAGCTGATCGGGGTACACCATTCCTTCGCCGGGCAATACATGGCCGGGGCGCCGCTGGTTGCCGGGTCCAGGCGGTTCTGGAAGTTCGACGGCGGGTACGCGGATTATCC